AATACAGCTTTAGCTAATACGCAAGCCTATGTAGCCGAGCAGCATAAAATAGACAGAAACATTGCCTTATCAGGACTTTATGCCTCCATGCATATTGCCGGTGTCAGGCGCGTAGAATTGATAACTCCGACAACGCAAATAATAACAGCTTCAAATGAGGCTGCGTGGAACATAAATATTGACATTACGGTAACCAATGGCTGATTCAATACTACCGCATAATTCTTCTGCACTTGAACGGGACATTGAGGAATTAGGCGGTAAAAAGCGTATTGACGGTATTGAGAACCCTGTCGGCACAATGTGGAATCCACAAGCTGTGCCTGCAAAGATTCTTCCTTACCTTGCATGGGCTTTATCAGTCGATAAATGGGAAGATGATTGGTCTGATGATATTAAGCGCAATGTTATTGCCGCTTCCGTTGAAGTTCATCGCAAGAAAGGAACGGTCGGTGCGGTTAAAAAAGCCATAGCGGCTACCGGTATTGATGTTGAATTTTTGGAATGGTTTGAAAATGGCGGTACTCCGCATACATTTTCAATAACAGCATGGTCAAATGAAAATATCAATAATGACGGAACTACCCGTCTTTTGCCGAAGGCTTATGCAGATACTATCGAAGGCGTAAATGCTACAAAACCTGTTCGCGCGCATTTTGAACTGATGTTTGGCAGCCGTATTCCTTCTGATGTTGGTATGGCATTAGATGGAAATGTTACATCACGAGCGGAAAATACTACGGAGATTGTTCCATATCCAAGCCGGTCAAATACGCTTGCAGGCTCTAAATATGACGCAATTGCACCAGGACGCAGCAGTGAAACGCAGGAAATATTACCATACCCTAACCGCTCAAATTCGGAAGCCGGAGGTAAATACGAGCCACTGGTTTCGTCAAGAGCTGCCAGTGATATGGAGATAATTCCATATGCAGGCAAGGCAAGCAGTTCAGCTGGTGGAAAATATGATCCGATTGTAGCTGCAAGAATAGATTTTGAGCAGGAAATAACACCATACCTCAATCAATCAAATTCAGAAATTGGCGGTGGTTATGATCCTTACATTACTGCACGCGCATCTGAATCGGTAGAAATTACGCCATATACAAACGTAACCGGTTCAGACTTTGGAATGTCAGGAACATTTGCAGAAAACTCACGAATAAATCTTAATCTGGAGATTATATAAATGGAAACAGTAGCAACACTTGTTGGTATGGCTGCGGTGGCTGACGCTGTCGCTAATGGCGGAACGGTTCAGGTAACTCATATTGCCCTTGGTGATGGCAGCTGGACTCCTGACGAGACAGCGACAGCACTTAATAATGAGCGTATCAGAACCCCTGTTTTAGGTGCGCAAGCCATTGAAAACAATATTCACAAAGTATCGGCTTTTGCTGAAGGTATAGAGGAATTTTTTATTCACGAGATTGGCGTTATCGCCAATCATAACGGAACGGATGTATTGCTTGCGGTGGCGGCTGACGTTAATGCAATCCAATGGAAGCCTTCCAATCAACGAGTGCCTTTGGAGTTATTATTGCATTTTGCGGCTTTTCCTCCCGGTTCAGTTACCATTAATGCGGAAATTAACAATAACCTTTCTCTTTTAAAACCTTTGGCACAGCAGGCTTTGGCCAGCATCCGCAATAGCCGTGTCATAGTACACAATCACCTTGCAAATGTAGGAGTATTATAACCATGCCAACATTAGAAGAAACACTGGGCAATATTACCAATGAAGTCTCGCAGATATCGGCAGATATATCGGATATTGGCGCTGCTACGCCTACAAAAGCAGGGCTTGTGGCAATATCTAATGATGCCAGCCCTGATGATAACTCCGTGCCAACCGTGGCGTTTTTTAAGAACAGAAATATTATCGGAAGCGGCGGAGAAGCGGCCGGAGGTTTGCCTCAGGCAGAACTTGATAAGGTTAATGCTTTGCCTCCAGAGGAAGTGCTTGCAGCTTTATCTTCTTTGCCGGCGAGTTTAAACGGACTTGCAGGACAAATAATCGCTGTAAATTCTACAGGTGATGGATACGAAGTTGTTGTTGCTCCAGTCGGAGGCGGTGGCGGGATCCCAACAAATATTGTTGTTGATCATTTCACTGGTGATGGTTCAACTACTGCTTTCACTTTATCTCAATCCCCTGCTAATTCAAATGCGCTGGATATTTCAGTTGGCGGTATGTCAATTGACCCTGCCATTTATAATGTTTCAGGAACCACGCTAACATTCAATGATGCTCCACCGATAACAGATACGGATGCAATAGTTGTTAGGCACTTGGGAACAGTTGCAGCTATTGCTGACGAAAGCATAATCACAATAAAAATTGCCAATGGCGCTATCACTTTGCCTAAAATGGCAAATGGTACTCCAGGAAAATACCTGAAATATAATGATAGCACCGGAGTTTTAGAAGAGGTTGATGCTGTTGTCGGTACGGTTGGCGATAACACCATAACAACGCCAAAGATCGTTAATAAAAATGTTACTCTTGCCAAGATGGCTGACGGTACGCCGGGCAAGTCATTAAAGTATAACAACACTACGGGCGCTATTGAAGAAACAGATATTATTGTGCCTGACAATTCTATAGTAACATCCAAATTACTCAATAAGGCTGTAACTCTTGGTAAAATGGCCGATGGCACTCCTGGCAAATTCTTAAAATTTAATGATAGTACGGGGGTTATTGAAGAAGCTGACGGCACTGCAGGAGCGACTGGTGTTTGGAATTTGATTGAAGAACAAATTATTACTTCAAATACTACTGAGGTTGCTTTTACGACAGGTATTAATTCCTCATACAAAGTATATCGCATGCGCGCACATGGTATGGAGCGAGCTGGCGGTTCGGGTTCTAATATACATCTTCGAGTTACTAATAACGGAGGTGCTTCTTATGAAGCCACTAACGAATATGCTTATATAAGAGATGAAATGTTTGCCAGTGGGCCAAGCGCTACTCCTAGCGGTACGACATCTACAAATCTTATTGACCTTGGTCACCATGAAGATACTGCAACTGGCATAATAGAAATTGAGTTTTATGAGCCAAGCTCAACAACATTAGAAAAAGTGTTCAAGTTTTCTCTTATTAGTCCTCGCAACCCTAATACTATATGGAATGAAGGCGTTGGATTTTATGGAAAGAGCGTTTTTCACGCAATTAACGGCTTTAAACTATTTTTTGCTAATGCAGACAGCTTTTCTGCCGGACGTTTTGTTTTGGAAGGCAAAAATTAATTTCTTACTTTAAAACTTAACAGGAGAACCACTCATGAAAATTATCCATGACGGCACTAAAGTGCTGAATGAAACAATATGCGGATATGATCCGAAAAAATATCCTCGCCTCAACAAGCATGGTAAGCCTTTGCCTGGGCATGGATATTACGCTTTAAAAGGTGCGGAGTTAAAAGCCCACCAAAAAGAACAGGAATCAGACACAAAAGTTTTAGAAAAACAATGGCAGGAAGTTTTGGCCAAACGTGATGAATTGCTAAGTGCCATAAATACTGAAGACTCTAATCTTACCAAAAAGAAAAAAGATGCGCTGGAAAAATACCGCAAATCTTTGGAAAACCTTGAGCAGGATTTTAATAATCCGGACGATATTATTTGGCCTGATGCGCCATAAAACACGATTCATCATTTTACGACCTATTTGAATATTGGAGCTTTAATATGCCAACAATAGAGGATACTTTAAGCGATCTTTCGGCAGAAATAGCGCAGCTTGCAGGTGACGTTACTGCCATCGGTTCAGCAAGCACAACAAAATCAGGGCTTATAAAGTTATCCAGTGAATCAAGCCCTGATGATAACTCCGTGCCTACAGTCGCATTTTTTAAAAGCAGGAACATTCTCGGCAGCGGTGGTGAAGCCGGAGCCGGCTTACCTCAAACTCAAATTGATAAAATAAATTCCCTGCCTCCCGAAGAAATTCTGGCAGCTCTATCTGCCTTGCCTGCAAATTTATCCGGACTTACAGGCAGAATTATAGCTGTAAATGCTACGGGTAATGGTTATGAACTGGTTGTTGCCCCATCTGGTGGAGGCAGCGGTGGCTCAGTAACTATTATCGTTGATAATTTTACAGGTGATGGAGTTACAACAGCTTTTACATTATCTCAGTCAGCAGCAAGCCCAGAAAGTTTGGCTGTTACAGTAAGCGGAATTACCATTGATCCTGCAATATATAACGTTTCCGGCACTACCTTAACATTTAACGATGCGCCACCTGTTACAAATACCGATGCTATTTTTGTCAGGCATTTAGCTGCTGAAGTTACCATAGGCGTTCCGGGAGATAACACGGTAACGCTTGCCAAAATGGCTAACGGCACGCCCGGCAAATCATTAAAATATAACAGCACCACAGGCATTATAGAAGAAACTGATATTATCATTCCGGATAACTCTGTCAGCACCGCAAAGATAATAAACAAAAATATTACGCTTGCAAAAATAGCTGACGGAACACCTGGAAAGATTTTAAAATTCAATGATTCAACCGGCGTTATTGAGGAGGTTGACGTTGCAGCTCTTGGCAGCGGCATGGTTCATATTTTGAGAGCTACAGTATCAACTTCTATATCACAAATAGACATTGAAGAAGCTTCTTTGTTTGACGGAACTTATAAGCAGATAATAATTATTGGCTCCGGTTTACGGCCTGTAACTCAAAGCTCTGCCGGCCATGTTTACTGTAGAGTAAAAACACAAGGAATTTATCGTGCAGATGGCAATTACAGGTCATCTGGACATGATGCCCCTAATAATGGCGGTCATAATGTTTATTCCGATAATTCAGCAATATTGATAGTGCCGCAATGGAGCAGCCATTCTCATTGGTTTGATTTTACAACCACTATCACAAATCCTGCGTCTACGACACTTCCGAGGCCAACTTTCATGACGTTAGGAAACCAAACTAATGATGGCGGGCAATCAGGAAACTCAACAACGGCTGGAGTTTATGAAACCCACACCACTTTGCCATTGCAGGGGCTAAGATTTTTCTTTGCAAATGACAACCTGGCTGGGGGAAACATTGATGTTTATGGCCTGAAATAGAATCAAAAACCCGACTTAACCTTAAGGAGGTAAAAAATGCCTTTTCCTAAACTAGATAATGATTTGCTGAATATTGGAAGTACCAATGGGAAAATTCCTTTAATTGGCGCTGGTGATAAATTACCGACATCGCTACTTGATACAGGCGCAGGCAGCAATAAGCTTGTGCAGCTTGACGGCGATGGAAAATTGCCAGCGATTGATGCAAGTCTGCTCACCAACTTGCCTGCACCAAGCGGTGGTGTTGGAGCCTGGAACTTAATTGATACACAAATAGCTAATAACGTAGCTCAGGTTGATTTTACAACCGGCATTGATGGCACTTACAAAGAATACGTCATACGTGGCACGAATATTATTGTTTCAACGTCTGCACATCTTGGTCTTAGGGTTAGAGTTGCCGGAACATTCAGAACTGGCGGAGAATATACTTATGGGGGCGATGGAACCAGTAACCAGCAGGGCATATTAAGTTTTAGTGACGCCAGCGGAACATTTTATAAAATTATACCATCTACTGTTATTCCATATGATGCTGGTGGTAACGTATCTTTTGATCTTTCAATAACAAACCCTGCAGGCACTACAGCAACAAAAGCACTTCGATCAAACGCAGGTGGTGCAGGTAACGGCTATAACTCAGGATTTGCCTGTCAATCAGGTGGAAGGTGGTTCGGTGCAAGCACCAGCCAGCCGTTCAATTATTCTGCCTTAGATGGTTTCCGCATTTTACCAGATGTTGGAACGTTAGTAACCGGAACATTCAAACTTTACGGACTTTTATAGGAGATAGGAAATGCCTTTCCCAACAGTTGATAACGACATGTTAAATATAGGGGTGTCTAACGGACAGATTCCTGTCATTGGCGCAGGTAACAAACTTCCGGATTCTATAATTAACGGCGGTGTCGGTGCAAACCAGTTTATCAAATTAGATGGATCTGCAAGACTTCCGGCTGTTGATGCGAGTTTGCTTACTAATTTACCAGCACCTTCAGGTGGTGTGGGTTCGCTAAATTTGCTGGATACACAAATTGTATCAGCTCCAGTCGGTCAGGTTGATTTTACTAGTGGAATTGACGCTACCTTTGCGGCTTATTTAATAAAGGTAATAAATGCTACCCCATCAGCATCAAGCTCTTTAAGACTTGCTATTAGTACCGATGGCGGAATTTCTTATAGAAGTGATGCAAATTATCAATGGAGTAATGCGGAATTGCGAGCCGGAGTCTCTCCTACATGGAATCTTCAGGGCAACACAACATCTGGAAGTTTGGATCTTTCTCAAAGAACATTAGCAAATGGTGAGTATGTTTGTAACGACATAATTTTATACCAACCTTCATTTGCAGCTAATAAAAAATTACTTACATGGCAAGGAGCTACTATCGACTCTGGATACAACAGGGTAATGGGCGGTGGTCATTATAACGGCTCAAACAATGCTATAAACGCTCTTCGTTTCTTCTTTAGTGGTGGAAACATAGCCTCCGGAACCTTCAAACTCTACGGAATCAATTAACCTTTTAACTTTTATATGGAGAAATAACCATGCCTATTACTATTCATGACGGTACAACAGTTGCTGACGGAACACCTGTCGGTATGAACACAGGTCAATATCCTCGCCTTGATACTGACGGCAACCCCTTGGGTGGACACGGGATTTATCCGCTGACCGGAGATGATCTTGCTGATTATAATCAAAGGCAAACTGCCGCTGCTGCCGCTGCATTGCCAAATGCTCAAGGCCGCAAGACTGCTGAGCTGGAAATCATCAGGCACGAAAAACAATATGCCAATGTTGTCTATAATACTGTTACTTATGATGCAGGAAAAGTAGCGAGGGCAAACCTTACTGCAATGGTAACGTCCTTTAACTTCAGCGCTAAAACAGACGATGTGTGGCTGGATGTTGATAATAATCAGGTTACTCTGACAGAAGCAGAATTTCAGGGGTTATTTGATGCCATGCAGGTATCGCAGCAAACAGCTTATATCACCGAGGCCACTAAATACGCTGAAATAATGGCACTTACAACTGTAGCTGATGTTGACGCTTATGATGTGAATGCTGGCTGGTAAAATCACCATACGCATTAACAATGTTTGAACCTGCATTTGGCAGGTTTTTTTATGCCCAAATTTTGGAGAAAAATATGCCAGAACAATTTTTACATGGCGTTGAGGTCGTACAGATTGATACCGGAGCACGGCCTATACGTACCGTAAGGTCATCTGTAATCGGTCTGATTGGAACTGCGCCGGGAGCTGATGAGGTAGCTTTTCCGCTAAATACGCCCGTGCTCATAGCAGGCAACCGAACTGAGGCTGCTTTGCTGGGAGATGCGGGAACTCTACCTGCCGCAATTGATGGAATATTCGATCAGGCAGGCGCGGTTGTTGTTGTGGTTAGAGTTGAAGAAAGTACAGATCCCGATCCTGTTGCGGCTGAAGCTGAAACTATAGGTAATATTATCGGTGGTGTTGATTCCGGTACTGGCGCTTATGAAGGCGTGCAGGCATTCCTTGGAGCTGAAAGTATTGTGCATGTTAGCCCACGGATTCTAATAGCTCCGGGATTTACACATCAAAGGCCATCGGGCAATGCAAATCCTGTGGTTGCGGAGCTTTTGGGAATTGCTGAGCGCCTTCGTGCGGTTATTATTGCTGATGGTCCTGATACTAATGATGCGGATGCAATAACCTATCGAGGTGACTGGGGAAGCCCAAGGATTTATGTTGTCGATCCGCATGTCAAAATATTTGATACAGCAACCGATAGCGTAATTGTAGAACCAGCCAGCGCAAGAGTTGCCGGTCTTATTGCTAAAACTGATAACGACCTTGGCTTCTGGTGGTCGCCGTCTAATAAGGTAATTAACGGCATTGTTGGCACAAGCCGCGCCATAGATTTTACTCTTGGCGATGTTAATGCACGCGCAAACCTGCTTAATGAAAATGAGGTTGCGACTATTATACGGCAGGATGGCTATAGGCTCTGGGGCAATAGAACCACTTCAAGTGATCCTAAATGGGCGTTTCTATCTGTACGCAGAACTGCAGATATTATCAATGATAGCCTGCTTCGTGCGCATTTATGGGCGGTAGACCGCAATATTACTAAAACATATATCGAAGATGTGCTTGAAGGTGTTAACGCTTATTTGGCCAGATTAAAAGCACAGGGCGCTATTTTGGGCGGGCGTGCTTACGCTGATCCCGAACTTAACACGCCACTTAATATAGCTGATGGCAAAGTGTTTTTCGATTTCGAATTTACTCCGCCATATCCGGCAGAACATATAACTTTCCGTTCGCATCTGGTTAATGACTTTATCGAGGAGATTTTATAATGATTCCAAAAATCCTGAAGAACTTTAATGCATTTGTGGATGGTCGTGGCTACGCCGGACGTGTTGATGAAATCACACTGCCAAAACTGACTGTCAAAACAGAAGAACACCGCGCTGGTGGGATGGACGCTCCTGTTGAAATCGACATGGGAATGGAAAAGCTGGAATGCGAACTTACCTTTGCCGAATATGACATTGAACTATTCCGCCTGTTTGGAATGACTGACGGCAACGCTGTAGCACTTACTTTACGTGGAGCGATACAGGCCGATGGCGAGGCTGAATCTATTGTTGTGAATCTTCGCGGCTCATTCCGTGAAGTGGATGCCGGGTCATGGAAGGCCGGTGATAAAGCAACTCTTAAATGCATGGTGGCTGCCCGTTATTACAAGCTAACAATTGATGGATCGCAAGTAATAGAAATCGATGCTGAAAACATGATCCGTATCATAAATGGAGTGGATCAGATGGCTACTATTAGAGGGGCTATAGGGATTTAAAACAATAATTTCAAGGAATTTATCATGGAAACAATTAAGTTATCGCATGCCATTACTATTGAAAACAATACATACGAAAAATTAAGCCTGCGCCGCCCAAAAGTGCGTGATCGCCTTGCTGTAGAGCGTCTCAAAAAAACGGATGCAGAAAAAGAAATTACTATGATCGCCAATTTGGCAGAAGTTACAGTTGAAGTCATAGAAGAGCTGGATCTTGCCGATTACGGAAAAATACAGGAGGTGCTGCAGAGTTTTTTGGAAGCCAGCCAAGTGATCTCCGATTAGCGGTGCTATCCCTTGCATCTGTCGCCGGAGGAATGGAAACCTGGCTCGATATGGAATTAGACGAATTTGTCCTGTGGCTGGAATCAGCCCGAACTCTTAATAAAAATTAGTCATGGCTACGAATCATACAGTAAATGTTACTATTGGCGGTGTTCTTAAAAGCACTTTTGCAAATGCAATGGGGCAAGGACAAAGCCAAACTTTGCGCCTTGGTGACGCCATACGAAAAATGGAAACTGATAGTCAGCGTTTAAGCTCTTTTCAAAAACTATCCGGTGACATTAAAAAAGCCAGCCTGCGCTTTTCTGAAGCTGAAGAAAAAGTTCGGCAGTTAAAAAATGAAATAAGAAATACAGATCAGCCTACCAAACAAATGCAGGTTAATCTTGGTCGGGCGCAGGCTGCCGCTAATAAGGCTAAGAATGCTCTTGCTTCTAAACGCATGGAGTTAGTAAAAGTTAGCCATGAAATGAAAAAGTCGGGTCAGAGCACGCGGAATTTAGTCGGGCAACAAGAAAAGCTAGGTGCCTCAATAACAAAGCTCAATGCAAAATATAAAGCTCTGGACAGCACTTTAAAAAAACGTGATGCGATACTTGCCAAGCGAGGAGCTTTACGCGGGCAAATATTCGAAACTTTAGCATTAGGCGCGGCAATTGGAGCGCCAATAAAAGCTGCTATAGACTTTGAAAGTGCTATGGCTGACGTAAGAAAGGTTGTTGATTTTGCAGATCCTGTAAATGGATTGAAAGAATTTGGTGACCTGATTAAAAAAATGTCACGTGATATTCCTATATCGGCTCAGGGGCTGGCACAAATTGCGGCTGAAGGCGGAACTTTGGGAATAGGCGAAAATGACCTGCCTCAGTTCGTTGATATTGTTGCAAAAATGGCTACCGCATTTGATCTTATGCCTGCTGAAGCCGGAGAATCAATTGCAAAATTATCCAATATTTTTGGCATTCCAATTAATGAAATGACAAAATTAGGTGATGCAATAAACCATTTATCAGATAACACTGCCGCAAAGGCCAGAGATATTATTCCGGTGATTTCCAGAGCCGGCTCACAGGCTAAGGATTTTGGTTTATCTGCTGAGCAAACATCAGCATTGGCAGATAGCTTTATTGCACTTGGCAAGCCGCCGCAAATCGCAGCAACAGCAATTAACGCAATGTTGTTACGCCTTAATAACGCAAATAAACAAAGCGCAAAATTCCAAAGAGGACTAAGCGAGTTGGGGCTTGAGGCAACTTCTTTGCAAGGTGCTATTAAAGATGATGCCCAAGGAGCGTTGCTATCATTCTTAGAAACAGTTTCCAAGGTAGAAAAACAGCAGCGAGCAGGAATATTATCTGATTTATTCGGTCTGGAATTTGCAGATGATGTATCCCTATTGGCTGGTAGCGTTGATCAATATAAAAAAGCACTTACACTTCTGGGTCAGGAAAAAAAGCACAATTCAATGCAGCGTGAATTTGAAAACCGAGCCAACACCACCGGCAATAAACTTCAGCTTCTTAAAAATGATGTAATAGAAGTTGGCATCAGCATTGGAAATACTTTATTACCAGCCTTAAATGCAGTTATAAAACCGGTAAGGGTTTTTGCGCAAGGCTTGTCAAATTTCACAATTTCCGCACCACTTGTCAGTAAAGTTATTTTCGGCACTGCATTTGCTCTGATAGGTTTAAAGATTGCAGCGCTTGGTTTGAGCTTTGCCTGGTCATTTATTATCGGAGGAGCGGTTTTGGTAAAAGCCGCCTTAATGAAAATCGGTATTGAGGCAACCCTAACCAGTATAAGGTTTAAAAGCCTTAACCTTGTAACACTCATTACATCAGCAAGAATGAAAGCTCTGGCCTTCGCTTCCGTACTTGCAGGAATATGGACTAAACTTGGTTTAGCAGTAACATTAGTGAGATCAAGACTTGCTGCATTTAACGTGGTGGCCGGCATTACTTTTTTGCGTATGAGAGCTTTGGCAATAGGTCAGGTTTTGGCTTCCGTTTTTGGAATATTAGGTGGAGCCGTATCGCTTGCCGGAGCAAAAATGCTGGCTTTTAACGCAATATCACTTGTGACAGCAGGCACGCTAAAGGCTCTGGCCTTCGGTGGTATGATAAAAACATTTGCAGTAGGGTTATTGAGTCTGGCAACGAGCCTGATTCCGGTGGTAGTTGGCGGCTTAAAAATACTGACAGTTGCCTTTATGACTAACCCGATTGGTTTAATCATCGGTGGAATTGCTCTGGCTGCAGGCTTGCTGATTGCTAAATGGGATAGCGTAAAGAGTTTTTTCACCGGTGTATGGGAACCTGTACAGGCTATTTGGCAAAGTTTTGCAGGCTGGCTTGGTGGTTTCTGGAAACTTATCAGCGCCCCCATTACTGCAATTGGCAAAATTTTCGGGTTATTATTTGGTTCAAATAAAGAAATACAGGCAAGTATTACCTCAAATGAAACGCCAAATAACAATAACTCCACAGGAAATCTTGAAAATTTTACTCCGGTAAAAAGCAGAATATCCCAGGATGCATTGCCAAATAATGCTTTTGACAGCCAAAGAGTCATTGATTCACGTACTTTTAACCAAACCTTCAATATAGAGGTCAATGCAGCTCAGGGACAGGATGCAGAAACCATTGCCGCAAAGGTAATGCGTCAAATTAAAGATGCATCAAGAGGAGCTTTGTTTGACACGGCAGGAGCGACACTATGAGCGTTATGATGGCACTTGGTTCATACCGTTTTGCTATTGAAACTTCAGCATATCAACAACTACAGCGGACGATAAGTTATCGCTGGCAGGCGCAGGATAGGATAAATAACGATCCTGCCATGCAGTTTGTTGGACCGGGAGCCGAGCAGATTAACCTTGAGGGCGTCATTTATCCTGATTTCAGGGGTGGACTTGGCCAGATTGAAGGCATGAAAGATTCGGCTGATCGCGGCGAACCGCTTTTGCTGGTAGATGGTCTGGGGCAAATCTGGGGACGATGGGTCATTTTGCAAATTGAGGAAACACGGGAAGTGTTTTTAAAAAACGGTGTACCTCGCAAAATCAGTTTTCGTCTTTCAATCAGCCGATACGGAGAAGACTAATGGCAGTAAAATACCGCACGCGCGAGGGCGATATGCTCGATCATATTGCCTGGAAACATTACAAAAAACAATCAGGAGCGGTTGAGGAAATATTGGAGGCAAACCCTGGTCTTGCAGAGCATGGAGAGTGGCTACCTGCTGGTATTATTATTAATTTGCCGGATATTGTCCTGCCGAAAACCGATATTGTTATAAGGTTGTGGGATTAGAAAGAATTAATTCGTCTCATGTTCTACGTTATTAGCTCCATCACCAATTATACTTTCCCAGGCTTTTAAACAAAAATCTTTTTCTCCAGAAGAGGGTTCAATGTTCCAAGTTACCGTTAAAGTTCCTTTATGGTCGTGGAGTCTTTTAATTTTAGATAATAGTTTTTCGTTATCATAGTGATCAGCAAGAGCGGCAATATAACCAATAACTCGCTCTAACCGTGTCAATCTCCATGCTTCGTCATCACTTCTATTTGCTGTAACTTCAATTTGGTTATTATACATTTCGTTCATAGTGCAGTCCTTATTTTGATTTCGAATAAATTATAACAGTCGTAATAAATAAAAGCAAAGTTTGAAATGACAACCCCCAACTTCCGAGTAATTGCGGACAGCAATGACATTACTGCTGCCATCCGTAAGGGGTTGTTGTCTTTGAATGTTACTGATGAGGCTGGCTTCCAAAGTGATAAGGTTACCATAAAACTGGATGACCGTGATGGCAAAATTGCATTGCCGCGCACAGGTGCAACGCTTGATATTTCACTTGGCTATAAAGAAACATCCCTTATCAGGATGGGGCTTTATGTGGTGGATGAGGTGAGCCTGGAAAGTCCCCCACAAAGTATGAGTATTCGCGCTCATGCTGCGGATATGGGACAAGTTTTAAAAGCACCGGTCACAAAAACATGGGGCAAGATAACACTCGGTGACTTGGTAAGTAATATCGCTGGTAAGCATGGTTTAGATCCACGAATTACCGATGATCTGGCAAATTTTGAAATTCCTCATCTCGTTCAAACTGAGGAAAGTGATCTGCATTTACTTACAAGGCTGGCATTAGCGCATGATGCCATCAGCAAACCTGTGAACGGTTTATTGCTTTTTGCTCCTAAAGGCGAAGGGAAGTCAGTCAGCGGTTTAGAAATTCCTCCTGTTGTAATTTTACGCAAGCAAATAACAAGATGGAATGCCAGTTTTGCGGATCGGGCAAAATACGGCGCAGTAGAAGCTGATTGGTACGATAAAGACGAGGCAATAAAGAAAACAATAAAAATAGGTGAAGGAGAACCGGTTTATAAGCTCCGCCATACCTACGATACGCCGGAGCAACTTATAGCTGCCGCAGATGCCAAATTAAAGCAACTTGAGCGAGGGACAGGAAGCTTAGAAATAACCACTCCCGGAAATCCCCGCCTGGCAGCTGAAGGAAAGATGAATATCGTAGATGTTCGAAGCGGCGTAAATGGGAAATGGAACATCATTCGTGTTGAGCATTCACTGGATAATAGCGGCTATGTATGCCGCATAAGTGCTGAAATTCCACAGCAACAATAATTAAATTTGAGAATAGCCATGCCAAAACAACCAGCTAAAGAGCAGGACGAACATATCTGCCTGAAACCTGACGAACTTGAATCCATGTTATGCAGGGCTGCAGATAAAGGAGCAAGGAAAGCCCTATCAGATGTGGGGTTGGACGGCGAATATGCCGCTGATGATATCAAAGAACTTCGTTCGCTTTTATCAGCCCTGCGCCTTGCCAAGCGCACCGCATGGCAGACTTTTATTCGCGTTATTACAAGCGGAATCCTGCTGGCAATTATGGCCGGTATTGCAATCAAACTAAAACTACTTGGAGGTAAATAATGAGAAACATAACCAAATTAATAGCACATTGTTCTGATTCACCTAATGACAGGAATGTTACAGTTGATGAAATCAGAAGCTGGCATAAGCAACGGGGCTGGCGAGATATCGGGTATCATTATGTTATTTACCGTAACGGCCAGATTATGTCAGGACGCCCGGTGTCTGAGGTCGGCGCTCATTGCAAAGGGCAAAACCACGATAGCATCGGTGTTTGCTTAATCGGCAGGGATGAATTTACGCCTGAGCAATTCGACAGCTTAAGAAAACTCTATAGCATTCTTGGTAATATATATGAAGGTATAGAAGTGTACGGTCACAGGGATTTTACTGATAAAAAAACCTGCCCTAATTTTGAAGTTAAAGATGTTATAAAAGGATAAGATTATGGACTGGAAAATCATAGGAAAGAAATTAGCAGAACACGGTTTAAATCTGCTTGGCAGTGCTATTCCAGGAGGACAGTTTATAACTGGTGTGCTGGCTGATATATTGAACTGTGAGGATAAACCTGAGGCGGTAAATGCTGCTTTACAAACCGCTTCACCGGAAAAATATGCAGAGCTTAAAAAATTTGAAATAGAAAACAAAACCGACCTGCAGAAGGCTATTCTTGCTAATGATACGGCTAGAATTCAGGCCGTGAACCAGACGATGCAAACTGAATCAAAATCAGAGAAATGGTGGCAATCAGGCTGGAGGCCATTCTGGGGCTTTATCTCTGCCGTTGCATTTCTGTTTGTATGCGTCCTTGTTGGTCTGCTGGCTTATAAAGCTGTTATCAAAGGTGATGCTGCAGCTATGGCTATGATCCCACAGTTCATTACCACCATGGCTACTTTGTTCGCCATTCCTGGTGCTATACTTGGTATATCCGCATGGCATCGAGGAAAGGAAAAAATCGAAAAAGTAAAAACTATTTCATAACAAATATTAGAGGTTCAAAATGGCTAAAAAACTGGATTGGAAAGTACGCTGGTTAATTATTATGGCTGGTGTTTTCGTTATGTACTGCGGTCAGGGCAGCTTGTTGTGGATATTGTTTGGAATGGCTGTTGCCTTGCTAGGTATTTATTATGGTACAAAAGATGCGTTTCTGGCTTATATCAAAAAACGGATAAATCGTTTTTTTGATTATATAAAAGGGTTTCTTCCACCGTTCTAACCGCTCTCTCCTTTAGACATTTCATAGGCAATCCAGGCTGATATTAAAAAGTCTGCTGAAAACATGTCTGGTTTGCCAAAAAAATGCCATAGCCAGCCGACATATGTCATTGATGGAATAACTATTATGCAAGCAAAGAAATAGCCTGCAAATATTAATATTCTCTTTTTATTCACCTGCATGACATTCACACAAATTAGCGCCTGCAATGGATTTGAATAAACCCAGAGATTTTTTCCTGACAGCTGGGGGAATATTATTGTAAGTCCTGACAAGTGTCATAATTTCCCTACTCTCCAGTATTTCTATTTCTTCTGTATCCTCAGAATTTCCTCCCTCACCGCCATACCCTTCTAAAAACCATCCAACCGATACTTTTAGTATTATTCCAAAATCATAAAGACGTGATATGGCAATCCTGTTATAGCCTTTTTCGTATTTTTGGATTTGCTGAAAAGTAACACCTGTTTGCTCACCTATCTCTTCCTGACTTAACCCAAGTGCTGTTCTCCTCGCCCTAAGCCGCCTACCTACATATTCATCAACCGGATGTATCATCATTACCCCTTGTTTTTCCTTCTATAAATTGAATACATTTATCCCTTTCCACAGAGCTTGAAATATTCATAAATGCCTTTATTAGACGCAAAGTTTCCTTGTTCAAGCTGTCCTCGTATTTTTCAAAAAAGAAATTTATTGTGACGTTTAGTGCATGAGAAATGTTGAATAATTCAGAAGATGTTGCCTTTAAAATTCCTCTCTCTATTCTATCTATTTCACCGACAGACAAAGCAGAAGTTACTGCCAAATCCTCAAGCTTCATGCCTATTTCTTCTCTTCTTTTCTCAATCCGTTGGCCTACATGTATATCAACAGGATGGAGAGATTTATCGCTTCTCCACGCCAT